TTGGAACAGAAAGAAAACTACATTAAGTTTGCAACAACAAATAGCATTTACGAATTATGGCAAAACGAATGAGTAGAGAAGAAAAACGAGAACAAGCATTGATTGACATCATCAATCAGATGTTTGTTATTGCAGGTCATGAAGTTACATTTGATGACATCAAAGACCGTAAAGACGATTGGTTTACCGATTGGACTATGACTACTGCACAGGCAGAAGAGTGGAAAAAATGGGGAGTCGCTTATCTTAGAGAAAAACTAAAGATGAATAAGGGATTAGCAGAGAAAGAGATGATGTGGGTTAATGTACAATGGGGACTTAAGTACTCAGACTTTCAAATATGAACAGCATAGACACACAATATCAGATCCTACTTCAATCTATCTTAGATTACGGAGTAGAAAAGTCTGATAGAACAGGAACAGGTACTAAGTCAATCTTTGGCTACACCATTAGACACAGAATGAGTGATGGATTTCCTCTCTTAACCACTAAGAAGATGCCTTGGAAGACAATAGTAACTGAGTTGCTGTGGTTTTTAAAGGGTGACACTAACATTAAATACCTTTTAGATAACGGATGTAATATCTGGACAGGTGATGCTTATAAATCTTACCGTGAACCTAGACCAAATGATAGAGACGCTTACACTATAGAAGAGTTTGCAGAACAAATCAAGACTAATCCTGAGTTTGCTGCTAGATATGGTGAGTTAGGTCCAATTTATGGTAAGCAATGGAGAAGTTGGGTATCTGATAAAGACATGGATTACGGCACTGAAACAAGTGTAGACCAAATTGCTAATCTAATCAACGATTTAAAGACTAATCCAGACTCAAGACGATTGATGGTTAGTGCTTGGAATGTTGGAGAATTAGATCAAATGGTACTTCCTCCTTGCCATTATGGCTTCCAAGTCTACACAAGAAAGTTGACCTACGAAGAGAAGAAGACGTACATGGATAAACACTTTAATGGTAAAGCACAACTTACCTTAAGCGATTTTGAGAAGTTTAATATCCCAAGTAGAGCTATCTCTTTAATGTGGAATCAGCGTTCAGTAGATACTTTCCTCGGTCTTCCCTTCAATATCGCCTCCTATGCTCTTCTCTTGATTATGCTTGCTGATGAGGTTGGTATGATTCCTGATGAATTAATCGGTAATTTAGGAGATACTCACCTTTACTTGAATCACATAGAACAAGCTAAAGAACAAATAGAAAGAGACTCTTACGAACTGCCTATAGTTTATGTAAGAGATGGTATCAATTGTTCTTCACTTAATGATGTTATTCTAACTAAGTATAAGTCTCATCCAGCAATAAAAGCACCCTTAAGCAATTAATTATGTGGAAGCCTATTCCAGGATTCGAAGAATACTATCATGTAAATGAATACGGAGAGGTTAAAAGCTTAGAAAGATCTTACAGTCAACCTAGATTCGGTAGACTAGAAGCTAGAGTTAAGAAAGAAAAGATCTTAAAAGGCTTTATTAATCGTGATGGACTTACAGGAGTTATCTTATCTGTAGGTTCTCTTAAGAAACGAGTGTTTAGGCAAACTTTGGTAGCCAAACTCTTCTTAGATGGACCTGAAGGTGAGTGTGTAATACACTTAGACGGAGATAAGCTTAACAATCACTACACCAATCTTAAGTGGGGTACCAGAGTAGAGAACATCATGCACTTGAATGCAATCAAAGCTTCTAGTTGGCACATACATGTAGTAAGTCTAAAGACAGGTACTTACTATAAAAGTGTAGCAGAAGCATGTAGAGCAGAAAACATTTGCTATGATGGAGCTGTAACTGGACTTAAACTACCTAGATCTAAGTATAAAAAGTTATTAAAAATGGTATAATATGGATGAATTAAAACTAGATCTAAAAGGATTCACACCTAAACAATACGCTGCTCTTATACTTAGAGATGAACTTAAATTAAGTTATGGTAGAGCAGGTATTAAGATGGGTATGAATCACTATGCTTTCAGTTCTCTTTACAAAAGAGCCAAAGCAAAAGAAAAACTAAAAATAATCTACGTATGATAACACACGTATGTGAAAAGAAACCTGAGTACTTTGAGTTTATCTCTAGTCACTTTGGAGTAACCTTCACAGAAAAATCATTTATGGATCCTACACTAAAGGTGCATGCTCTACACGAAGGAACAGAGATAGTAGCAGTACTTTTAATTAAAAAGAAAAAAGATAACCAGTATAGAATTACTTTTATACGAGTATCTAACGAGTTTCAAGGTAAGCGTTATGGTCATGCAATACTTAGTATAGCTTTACATGATGCTTATAACGAAAATAAGGGCCCTATAAAGGCATTTACAAGGGTTAAAGCACAGAACATCCAATCTCTTAACTTCTTTCAAGCAGAAGGCTTTAAAATAGATAAATTTGAATGCTTGCATGAGACTGTGTTAGAGAACGGAAACATTGTTACAGAGCTAAAACCCGCTTACATTTTAAACAAAGACTACGATGACAACAGAATCTAGAATTCTATTAAATAGAATTAAGACACCAGATGGTACTATCTTAACTTCTTACAATAGACATAACTACGTTGAATATAAGGACACTGTAACTAAAGAAGTTCTTATGGTAGACGGAGGTACAGACTATTTAAGAAGAAACGTAGGTACTTACGAAGAGTTAAGCGTTTATGACGATGGCTCTCACATTACAAGAAGATCAGCTGTACACTGGGGAACCAGAGGTAAAGACGGCAGACAACCTCTAGTTTACAAGCCGTTAAAAGACTTAGACTCAGATCATATTGAAGCTATCCTAAAGACACAACATCAAATCTCTGACTTTTACAGAGAAATTTTTAAGGAAGAATTGAAATATAGATTTGACGAACGAGCAGAAAAACTTTAACTTTGTTCACCTTATGACTCCTAAACAACAAGCAGAGGCTATGGAACAAGAAATCCTAATGGGATTAGGGTTCCAAATGAACGGTTACGCTTACAGACAGATTGCGAATTACACAATTGACAAGATTATAGCAGAATACAGAGATATGGACAACTACGTTAAAGATCGTTCTATGCAGAATGCTATATTGTTTTGGAAAGACGTTAAAAAGGAAATAAACAAAAATGAAGGAAGCTTGTAAGGAAATAGGAAAAAAATTGAAGAACACTAGGTGTATGAGTACTAACGAATTCTTCGCATACTCTCTTCTCTTTGTCTCCCTCCTTTCTATTGTAGCAGGGCTAATAATAAACTTATTAGCTATATTTGCAGAATGAGTTCTGACTACATATTAAGCGAGAATGGTACGGTGATAGAATATCACCTGATTGTAAAGACAATGAAAAAGAATGAAGACTACAAATTCTACTCAGAAAGAGAAAGAGACAAAGCTTTTAAGAAAGCACTAGAAGAAAAAAACCTATTACTAGCACATCGTTACACAAGAGACAGCGAACAAACACCAGAACAAATTTAACTTTAATTAAACTAAACAATAAAGCACCTCTAGGGGTGCTTTTTTCATTTAAACCCATTTAACCTAAAATAATATGCCAGAAGAATTAGAATCAGCAGGCCTAATTGCAGGCCAACAACTTCAGATCTTTGATGATCCATTCTCTACGGAGTTTATGCAACAAGCAGAAAGAACTATCGAAGTCTCTGCTGTTCATGCTCCTAAAGTGAAACGTGCACGCAAAGTCTTAACAGACAAGTTTGTAATGCACAAAGATCTAAAAAGACGCTTGATTAAACTTAAGGCTACTGATGTCCCCCAAATAGTAAAAGACATAGTAGATGACTTATTATCGCTTAAAAGAGTTCCAGAAGGCTCTAAGTATTGTAATTATCTTGGTTTATCACAAGCAGACTACAGCAAACTTTCTTATCTAGACGAAGACCGTAAAAACAGATTAGAAGGCGAAGAAACAAGAATGCAGATGATTAGACCTGGTACTGTATTAATATTACACATAGGTAAAACAAGATTATACGCAGACTCAGAGGCTATTTATACTAAAAGACTTACCCTTACCGCTCGTCACTTAAATAACTTAGTTTATCCTATCAAAGAGTTCTACGAAAAGAAAGGTTCTTTTACTGCTCACCGTTACACCAGTCATAATGATGGAGCAAATGAAGAAGTTTCTTATTCTTACAATGTACCTAGACTGGAACAAGACTCAGAACCTCTTCTTATCAGACACAGTATACTATATGGTATTAGTGGTTTCTTTATTGACCAAGCAGGTCTTACTATAACTCATGGTCACCCTACTATAATAGGTGTAGAGTTTGAAAATACTGAACTAGTATTACCTGAGGTATGGAACTATAAGAAGCGTTATCATACTTCTGTAGGTAAGCTTATTCGTAGGATCTTTAAAGATAAATACTCTGATAGAGATATTACTACGTTCTCAGAATCTTATGCCTCTCTTATCACAATCTCTAATCCTCTATATGATTTTAGGATTATGGAAGGAGAACAAGTTAAGTGGGCTTACCATGAAGATAACTATTATGCTTTCTCTAACACTTTAGGTAGCTCTTGTATGCGTTATGACAGATGTCAATCATACTTTGAAATGTATACTAGAGATCCTTCTAAGGTTAAGATAGGCGTACTTATGAGAGCCAATAGAGTAGCAGCTAGGGCTATTTTGTGGAATTTAGGTGAGCAGTGGGCTTACGATAGAATTTATTCTGTTAATACCGAAACTGAGAACCTACTTAAAACTGCCTTAGAATCCGCTAACTACAAGAAAATCTGGCAAACATACGAAAGACACTCTATTAAGATAGATTTAACTGGAATCACACGATTCCCTTATGTAGATACTCTTTACTGTTACCATCCTGACGATCAAGTCTTGAGTAACTATGGAGAAGGCCATCACTATACCCTTAGGTGTACTGGAGGTGATTTCTATAACCACTCAGGTCTTCCTGATACTATATGTTGTGTTGTTTGTGATGCAGAAATAGAATATGATGATTCTTGCCACATAGACGCAGGTAGATATGTAGACGAAAGATGTTGTGGTGATTGTTCTATCTATTCAGAGGTAATGGATGCTAATTTTACAGATCGAGATGACTTCGTACAAGACTATAATAGTGACCCTGTACTAAGAGATCGAGCTGTAGAATTGTTTGATGGAGATTATGCATATGAAAACGATGATTATCTCAGACAATATGAGAATGGTTTTGGTTTCTTTATTCATAATGAGCATGCGTATGAAGAGATTGATGGATGTTTCTATCATCCAGATGACGAGAACAAACCTGAAGCAGACACTTCAATCGAGGTTGTTACAGAAACTACACAAGATTTTACTTTTACAAGAGATACAGAGACTCCTTATATATTAACTAGTTCTTCTTCTGTCTCTAACTCTCTTTCTAGTTTTTCTTCATCTGGTTCTTCTATTGTCTATCACCCAAGTCAGTTTTCTGGGTACCTTGACACTCCTAGTACTCTCGGAGATATTGCAAGATCACTAGGAGAGTCAGCTCAGATTAATCAAATTACTGAAGTTAGTGAGAATACTCAACCTACAGAAAACACAGAGACTGCAGAAACTACTGAGAGTCCTGATCAATTTTTAATTTAAAAAATAATGAAATACACAACAAGTAAACTAGAATCAATAGACCACACCATTAAGGGTGATTTCCCAGTAGATTTTGATCTACTATTTGATATTATGTATCAACAAAGTCCTACCTATCAACCAGAACTCGAAGCACTTAAGAAAGATTGGCTTGTAGAGCTTATTTCTAAGATCGAAGGAGTTACTGTGTACGAGAGAGGAGGCAATATCTATTGCACAAAAGGAGCAGCAGAATTCTATCCTACTATCGTAGCTCACTATGACACAGCTCAAGACTATCATGCTGGGATGAGAATCTTTAAGACAGATGAATGGATTTTTGGCTTTGACAATGCAAGAGGCGAACAGTGTGGCTTAGGTCTCGATGACTCTGTAGGTGTATGCTTTGCTATCCAAATGCTTAAGATGATGCCTGCTTGTAAGGTGTTCTTGCCTTATGGCGAGGAGAGAGGTCTAGTAGGTACTTATGCTTGCGATATGAGCTTCTTTGACGACTCTTTGGTTGTTACTCAGCTAGATCGCAGATCCTATACAAATGACTTCATCAAGTACACTAACGGTGTTCAGACTTTCAACCCTGAGCATTATGACTTAATTGGTGATTTGATGGATAAGTATGGTTACACTCTTAATTCAGGCACAGCTACTGACGTAGGTGGTCTTCGTAAGCGAGGTCTTAAGGTGTCTTCTCACAATTTATCTTGTGGTTATTTCAACGAGCATGGGGATAGCGAGGTAGCAAGTGTAGCACTTCTTACCAATGCTTTCAGTTTTGCTTATGAAATGCTTACAATGCTAGCTGAGAGAAACATTCCTCTTACTTTCCCTGTACCTAATCTTCGTTCTGAGCTTCCGTATGGAGGTAGTAAGACTAAATCTAGTACTACTTACTTGGGAACAGGTGCTAAGCAAATTAATATCTGGGATGACGATGATGAAGATTGGTACTATGACATACAGAGGGGAGAGTGGATGCCCCCAAAAAGCGAATTGGCTTCTACTAAAAGTTCAAAGCACTGGTCTAAACCAGAAGATCCCTTGGACATGTTAGATCCTTTTGGAGATATTGCTTATGATAAAGATAAAGCAGAAGAAGCCGCAGCAGAGGAGGAGTATGAAATCTACAGCGAATGGATAGCAGAATGTTATCCTCAGTATCAAGACCCAAGACTAAGAGAAGGACTAGAGTCATTCAGCAATAAGTCTAAAGTTCTCTACAAACAAGCAGACCTTGATGAAATGATGATGGAAGGTATCTGTCCTAATTGTCTAGGTGATAAACTTCACGTTACAAATGATTTGTTACTTAACAGTTATTGTTATGAATGCGAAAGCATCTTTAACGTACCTGAAGACGAGCAAGATTTCATTGAGACAATGATGAAAGACTGCAAAGCTGGGGAAGTTCCTTTCGAGGAAATTGTAAAACTGTAACTTATGGATATAGAACACTATGGAGAAAGTCTGGAGTCACATCCAGACTTTCTTTTTATGAAAAAAATGTGGATAGAAGACCAAATTCTCTTGCAAAAAGAGGAGGATTTGCCTATCTTTGTAGACCCAATAAAGATTAATTCTCAGGAAATTTTTAAGGGTGTAAACTTTACTTTAATAAAACCAACAGATGAAGAAAACGTTTTACGAAGTCCTCTGGGCACTGCTACAGAAGGAGAAGATGATAGACAAGTGGATTTACGAAGAGAAACTTCTACATAACGGAACTACTTATAGTTGGACACCTAAAGCACTAGAGGATTTAGATCTTTCTAAATCTATCGGAGAGTTTATTTCTACTAGTACTCCTAACAATCCTACTCCACCGAGTAATCAAACTTCTGGAAAGAAGGAAATTGTTATCTCTGCTACTTGGCTAGCTGAGTTTGTAGGTAAGTTTAGTGCTAAGAATCTAGGAGTATCAGGTAAAACCACAGACAAATCTAGCGTAGTAAAACGCTTAATTAGATTTATCAGTGAGTACGACTACACTCTTGAAGAAATAGCACAAGCAACAGATCTCTACATAAATACACTTAAGTCTCAAGGAAACATTAGATTCGTTAGAGAGTGTGGTTACTTTATCTACAAAAAGATAGATAACGTAGACCAAAGCGACTTAGCCAAATGGTGTGAGGAGTTGAAGAATGGTAGTGGGCCAGCTTACAATAGTCATCAAATTTTGTAAGTATGGAGTTTGGACAATTAATTGGGCAGATAGAACGGAATAAACTAGTAAAGGAAGAGGGGGGATTAACTTCTATCCCTCCTCCATTTCCGAGACTAGGAGAACATTACGGAGGATTTACTAAAGGTTCTATTACTTGTTTAACAGCTGCATCAGGTGTAGGTAAGTCAAAGTTTGCTAAGTACATGACTATCTTAAACATCTACAAGCAAGTACGCTTGAACAAGAGTTCTATACAACCTAAAATCTTTTACTTTGCTTTAGAAGAAAGTGCTACAGACTTCTGGTTATCTTTTATCTCAATCTACATGTATGAGAAGCACAAGATAACTATTAGCGTACAACAACTAAAGTCTATTGGTAATTACACTATGACTAATGATCTTATGGCTAAAGTTAAAGAGGCTGAAAGATTCATCTATAACCTACAAGAGATCGTAGAAGTAGTTGATTACATTAGAAACCCTACGGGAATCTCGAAATATATTAGAGCCTATTTTGATAACCCTGAAATCGGAGAGCACACATATAAAGAACTCGAAGACGGTAAGAAGTTAATCACAGGCTATAAGTATAGATCAGAAGATACCTGGGTATTTTTTATTTTAGACCACATTAGTCTTCTATCTAATGAGATAGCTCCTGACACTAAGATTAAGTTGTCATCTTATCAAACCTTTGACTTTATGATTAAGGATTACGTATTAGAGGTTTTCTCTAAGCGTTACAAGATGATTAACGTAATTGTACATCAGCAGACACCTGCATCAGAGAAACAGACTTACACCTACAAAGGTCAGTTGATGGAAGAGAAACTAGAACCTTCAATGGAAGAACTTCACATTAACAAAGGTGTACACCAAGACTACGAGATTGTCATTGGTTTATTTAGTCCTGCTAGATACAACATTGCTACCCATAATGGATATGATGTAAGTATCTTAGGTAACAAGTATCGCTCCCTTAAATTCCTTAAAGACCGTTACTATGGCTTAGAAAACTCAAGCATAGGACTATATTTTAATGGAGCTAACGGAGAGTTCCAAGAGTTACCTAGACCCCAGGATATGAATAACCCAGTGGGCAATTATTATGAACGATTTTTAAAAATGTAAAGAATGGATGAACAACAGAACCCCTATTTAATTAGAATAATCAAGCAAATGTGTGATGTTATTAACGTAGACTATACTACTATCGACTTCAAGGAAGATGGATGGTATGAGAAGCACACATGGACCATAGAACAAGAAGACAACTTCTTGATGTGGCTTTCCTCAGAACTTTACAACAATGAAGATATGAGAGAAGAGTTATTAACTGACCCTGAGAAAGATCTTCAGAACTGTTTCACTGCCGCTGTGCACTTTGTAGGCAACTTTGGGTGGGATACAGAAGATGATATCATAGGACAAATAGACGAAATCGAAGAAACAAAATAAAATAAATATATGTCAAGCAAACTAATCGCAATTGTAGGACCTTCAGGTACAGGTAAATCTACCTCTATCAGAACCCTCGATCCCAAAGAAACCTTTATCATCAACGTAGCAAGGAAAGAATTGCCTTTCAAAGGAGCAGAGAAACTCTACAACACTGAGTTAAAGAACTACATGGAAGTAGATGAGATCGCTCAAATCACAGCTTTGTTACAACAAATTAGCGATAAAGCACCACACATCAAGAATGTAATTATGGATGATGCTATCTACTCTATGTCTTTCCTTATGATGAAGAAAGCTAACGAAGTAGGTTTCGGTAAATTTGTAAACTTAGCTAAGGATGTAACCAACATGCTTACTACAGCTCGCAAACTTCGTAGTGACCTTAAAGTATTCTACATCACTCACTCAGAAAACATAGAGGATGATGGACATATCGTAGGTCAGAAGATTAAGACTATCGGTAAAGCTTTGGACAACCAAATTGTGTTAGAAGGATTGTTTACTATCTGTCTTTATACTCACGTAGGTGAAGATAAGGATGAGAAAGCAACCTATCATTTTGTAACCAATCGTTTCAAGAACTATCCTGCGAAGAGCCCTATGGATATGTTTGCTGATACATTGATTCCAAATGACCTAAGTCTTGTATGTCAGACAATCGACACTTATTACACAGAAGAAGTACCAACAAAAAAGAAATAAAATTTAAACAAACTTAAAGACAAACAATTATGAAATTCGAAGAATTAGAAACCAGAGAGCCTTCATCAGGCAAAAAAATGTACACAGGATTTGCTCCTATTCAAATCGTTGCTGTAAACCCAACTAGTAAAGCTCTTGCTGCACTTTTGGGAATTGACGAAGATAAAATTAAAGAACCTAACTACCAAGGAGAAAACGGAATGCGTTTGGACTTCTGGTATGTAAACCATCCAGACTTCAAAACAGAATTGCGTGGTAAGTTCTCTTTGTGGGTTAACAACGATACTCGTACCTCACAAGCAGGTAAGAAACAGTTTATTGACAACTATACAAAAACCTCTTGGGCTCTTAACTTGGCTGACTTGAGCGATGCACAATCTGCTTTGGATCCTTCTCGTAGAATGGATTTGAGAAGTGCACGTGAAGCTAAAGGTGGTGAAGAGTCAATTTACTCTTTGCTTAAGGCTTATGGTAACATCTCTCCTAAAGAGAAGCCATTTGTACTTGACTCTTGGAACTCTATTGCTAGAGGTAAGGGTAATGAGTTGGTAGACTTCTTTGCTCATTTTAACAAAGCTAACATGGGTGTTAAAGTTCTTTTAGGAATTAAAGATGGTAAGTACCAAGATGTATGCACTAAGGTATTTGTTAACGTAGGTGGTAAAATTACTGACTACGTAGCTAAGCAAATCACTGGTGAGTATGGTTTCAAGAGTTTCTATGGAAACTTTACCTTCAAAGAATACACTGAGAATGATGCTCCTGAAAGCAATGAAGTAGAGAGCCCTTTCTCTAACGAACCTTCTATGAGTTGGGATACTAATGAGGTAGCAACTGCACCTATTAGCGAAGACGTAGACAGCTTGTTCTAAATCTTTTAAATTATTCTATTCTATTTTTAAAAAAGGGGGTTACATTTGTAGCCCCTTTTTTATTAACTGACTATGGATTTAACAAGTATTGAAATCAGACCTAACGTACAAACACTGTACAAACTTGTAGGACAAGAAACCTTGATGTCTTTTTACTTCGGAGAAAAGATAGACTTGAGAAATAAGTATAAGAATCCTTTCAGATCTGATAAGCATGCTACCTGTTTCTTCAAGTGGAGTCAAGGAGGTAACCTTTACTTTATTGATTACGCTACTGAGAAAATCCACTATAACTGCATAGACATAGCTCAAATGAGAACAGGATATGAGTATCCTGATATCCTGTATAAAATTGAGTCAGACTTCCAGCTTAAGAACTTTAGCCTAGAAGACAGGCTTGGACTTAAAATAGAAGTAGATAGTCTTAAAACAGTTAAACCAGCAGAAGTAAAACCTGCATCCATTAAAGTAAAACTAACTAAGTTCAATCAGAAAGATTTAGAATACTGGTCTCAGTTCGGAGTAACAGAAAAGATTCTTAAGTTCTATGATGTACGAAGAGTAGAAAAGGCTTGGATAGCAGAGAATATATGGTACATTAATAACGACTTTGATCCTTGTTATCGGTATAAAGAGAAAGATAAGTTTAAACTATATCGTCCTTATGCAGATAAGAGAGTAAAATTTAGAACTAACTTCTTTGGAGGTATGCTTGAGGGTTATACCCAGCTACCACATAAGGGAAGTATCTTAATTATTACCAAAGGAACTAAAGATGTGATGACCTTACATTCTATTGGAGTTAATGCAGTAGCTGTTAGAAGTGAAACAACTCCTATCTCAGAGAACGCCTATGAGCTTCTTAAGGCTAGGTTTGATTCCATATATGTTTGGTTTGATGCAGATAGAGCAGGAATAGAAGGAGCAAAGAAGATATCAGAGATGTACGATATACCAGTATTGTATCATCACGCAAGCTTAGGTAAAGACATAAGCGACATTTACAAAGTACACGGAAAAGAAAAATTAATAGAAATATGCCAACAGTTCACGATATTGTAAAAGAAGCCTTAGCGTTAGCGTTTAAGGACTTAAAAGTGGAATCCTTAGTACAGGAAGGTGTTTGGAACAGAACAAGAAGCAAGAGTAAATATTCTAAGTATTATACAAAGAATGTAACGATTGTAACCCCAGAGGAAGCAGCAGCAAAGAGATTGGCTACATTTCAAAGATCGCAAGAAACCAAAATAAACATTAGAAAGTTTAACGAGTTAGAGCAATCTATTATGTCTATTATATGTAGAGTACATAAGGTCGATATAGAAGACTTTGTAAGACTACGTAGAGGAAGAGAGTTAGTAGACGCAAGATTTCAGTTTGCAGCTGTGTTTAGACTTCAGTTCTACTACACATTATCTAAGATAGGATTCCTCTTATCTAAAGATCACTCAAGTATCATCCATTCTATTAAGAAACACAAAGACTTTTACGACACTATTAGCTCTTATAAGGCTCAGTATGTAAAAGTTCTTAACGAGATTGAGAAAGAATACCCAGGACTCCTTAATACGGTCTTAAATCCTAACATTATTTTGGTAGAAGACAGAGCAGGTTGGGGTAAGAAGTCAAGAACCTTAGTTAACGGAGTGTTTTTAGAGCACATTAATAATGAAAAAACTAATTGATATACCAGACGATTGGTATCAGCATTTAAGAGAAACAATAGAGAGTCCGTATTTTAGAAGCCTTGGGGGTTTCATCGCTAGGGAAAGAGCAAGTAAACAGATCTTTCCTAAGAAGGATGAAGTCTTCAGGGCTTTTAATTTAACTCCATTTCAGAAAGTTCGTGTAGTTATACTAGGTATGGACCCTTATCCAAACAAACATAAGGGGGAACCAGTAGCATGTGGACTTTCTTTCGCACCTAGAAATCGAGACTACATACCTCCTTCCCTTAGGATTATGTACAATAGAATCAAACAAGACATTTATCCAGACGAATTATCCTTCCCCATAGATATGAACATAGAATCATGGGCTAAGCAAGGAGTTCTTATGTTAAACGCTGCTTTGACTATTGAAGAAGGTAAGTCAGGTTCTCACTTGGAGCCTTGGAAACAGTTTACCGAAGAAGTACTTAAAACTTTAAGTAGTAGTACTACAGGTTTAATCTTTTGTTTCTGGGGTAAGGACGCCTTAAAGTTTGCTCACTTAGTTGATGACAAATTTCACCACGTATTAACAGCATCTCATCCTGCTTCCGCACTATACAAAGGAGGAGAGTGGGAGTGCGATCACTTTACAAGAATTAACCAAATCCTTATGGCCAGCAATCCAGATGATATTGTATGGCTAGAAAACTTAAAATAAAAACATGAATTGGCAAGATTATGAGGCCTTAGGGCACTTAGAACTAAAAGGACAACTAGTAGAATTTATCACTACTAGAGTTAAAGAAGTAAGACAAATGGAACAGAGCAGTGAGTACGATTACTGTGAGATCCAAGGAAGAGTCAAAGAACTAGCAGAACTAACAAAATTTATCGAATCAATTAAAAAAATCAAACTATGAATAAACTAGATTTATTAAACTCATCAAGAACAAATTGGGTAGTAGAAAAGAAAGCCTTGTTTGGTCCTGATGGGGAACCCACACCAGCATTTGGGGTCTTTAGAACAGACAACAACAGATGTTTAGGTATTGTAGGAGCCAAGTATGTTCCTACACAGAACGAAGAAATCCTAGATATGTTACTTGAAGCAGCAGCTCGAGTAAATATATCAGGTGAAAGAGGTGGTATGCTTGGAGAAGGACAGAAAGTCTATTACCAGTTTCCCCTAGAAGATGTAAAAATCGGAGGATCTTTTAACAAAAGATACTTAACTGCTTTGACTTCCCATGATGGAAGTTCTCCTATAGGCTTTGGTGCCACTAACGTAACTGTTGTATGTGCTAATACTTTTTATATGGCACTAAGGGATTCTCAGCGTGTAAGACACACCAAGAATTCACATGGTCGCCTAAGTCTTATCGTCTCTCAACTCCAAAACTCTCTCACCCAAGAAGAGCAGTTCATTGAAAAGTTGATTGATATGAGTACTATTAACGTACCTGAAACTGTTTCAGATGACTTTATCTTAAGTATTATCGGAGGTGATGTAGCTAACTCAAGAGGTAAGAACAGAGTAAACGATTTTCGTAGGTCTATTACTGCAGAGTATGAGACACACGGTAACACTGCTTATGCTTTGTTTAACGCAACTACTCGCTTTACTAACTATATGATGTCACACAAAAGTGTGGAAGCTAAGCGTGAGTCTTTGATTCATGGTAGTGCTTACACCATTAATAATAAAGGTTTGGAATTAATTTCCGAAACCTACACTCCCGTTCATAGAGAGTTATTATCTTTGTAATACCTGTTGCATGCCAAAAGATTAGGAGGTCACTAGATCTCCTTTTCTTTTTGTGTGTTCTCAGTTATATTTGTAGAGTATGTTAAAGAGAACACCTAAGAAGATTCCCGTAAAGGGATTACCTGAAGAGAAAGATTTGCAGAAGCCTTGCTCTGAATGTGGTAAGATTAAAGCAATAGCAAACAAGACTAAGAGATTGTGTGCTAGCTGTGTAGTAAAAGAAAAGAAGGCTAAGCAAAAAGTCCGCAAGGAGATCAAAAGAAAGATCAAACAAGAAACTATCACTCAAACTAAGTTAGACCAAATAACTTCCTGGCTAGTAAGAGGAGCACACATTAACAAATGCCATGCTTGTGAGATTACGCTTGACCCTAAAGGACTTCAATGTGCACACTTCGTAGGAAGAACCAAAGTATCTACACGATACCATTTGACTAATCTCTTACCTGCTTGTCCTAAATGCAACCTATATACTCCTCACCACGTGTGGAACTTAGGTAAGTCTTTAAATAGGATATGGGGAGAAGACACTACGGAAGACATGTTGCAACTCTCTAATAAGATTCTTAAGCTAAGCAACCATGATAGAAAACTCATCTACGATGTATATAGAACTTGCCTTACAGATATTGAACAAGGCAACTATAGTCAGACTGAGAAGTATCAGAAGCTACGTGAAGCATTACACGATTATAACAAAATAGTAGGACCATTATTAAAATGATTTATCTAGTAACAAAACAAGATATCTCCCTGCCTGATGTAACCCTCTGCTCTGTACAAGATTCCCTAGATTACTTAAATAAGTTAGACTCTATTGGTGTCGATACCGAGACTAGTGGTTTTGATCCATATACTTGCAAGTTTTATACCTTGCAATTAGGAGACCAAGACGTACAGTATGTTGTAGATCTATCTACAATAGACATCCAAGAGTACAAGAATTTATTAGAAATTAAGGAACTAATAGGTCATAACTTTAAGTTTGACTTACGATTCTTGTATCATCAGAGAATTGTACCCACTAGGGTATATGATACATTTTTAGGCGAGAAAACATCCCGTTTGGGTATAGAAAGTCATAGATGTTCTTTAGCTGCTTGTGTACAACGTCATTGCGGAGTAACACTTAGTAAGGAAGAACGAGCAAATATTACAGGTAGACTAACCGAAGGGTTTGTTAAGTATTCTGCTTATGACGTAAAATACCTACACGAAATCAAGTCGAAGCAAAACTTTACCCAATTTACAGAAGGTACAGATGTGTCCATTCAATTGGACAATCGCTTTGTTTTAGTACTAGCATATATCGAGTATTGTGGTATGAAGCTAGACGTAGAACAATGGACCAAAAAGATTGAGAAAGTACAAGTACAAGCTGATGAGGCAGTAGAAGCACTTAACAAGTTTATTCTGGAGAACAAGATGTCCAAATTTATAGACACTCAGTTAGACATGTTCTCTACAGGTAACAAGATTAATGTGAATTGGAACTCACCCTCACAGGTTGTAGAATTCTTTGAAGCTATAGGTGTAAACACAACTGTAGTCGAAAAAGGAGTGAAGAAACAAACTATAGAAGCAAACCATCTAATTAAGTTTGTAGACAAGTACCCAATTATTAAAACCTATCTCTCATTCAAGGAAGCACAGAAAGATATAGGAACTTATGGTTACAACTGGATAGAACAAATTAATCCAGTAAGCGGAAGAATCCACACACAGTTTAAGCAGTTGATGAACACAGGACGCTTATCTAGTGGTGGTAAATCTGGTAACGTAAAAAACTTTAACTTTCAAAACATTCCATCAGACCAAGAGACTCGTAGTTGTTTTGTAGCAGCAGAAGGAAATACTCTAGTAGGGTGTGACTATACAGGACAAGAACAGATTGTACTAGTTAACAAATGCTTAGATAAAAACCTACTTGAGTTCTATGATAACGACTTGGGTGATATGCACTCGTTCATAGCGAGTAAGATGTATCCTGAGTTAGATGGTATGGACTTAGATGACATCAAGAAGAAACACAAGGATAAGCGACAATCAGCTAAGGTTGCTGGCTTTGCAATCAACTATGGTGGTAGTGGTATTGGTATAGCAGACCAACTAGGATTAAATGTAGAACAAGGTCAAAAAATCTATGACGCATACTTTGCAGCTTTCCCTGGACTTAAGGCTTACTTTGATGAAACTAAGAAGTTCGGTATCGAGAATGGTTATGTGTTAATCTCTCCCGTAACAGGTAAGAGATCCTACGTAGATTATTACGAAGAGTTTGCACAGATTAAGGGCGAACTAACCAAAGAATTCTGGGATAGGTACAAATCTATGAAGAATAGTGACACTCCTACTGCTAGGCAAATGAAGGAGAAGGTCAGTAGGTTCTTTAGAAAGAGAGGTGACATTGAAAGAATGTCATTAAATTATCCTATCCAAGGTGAGTCTGCGGAAATTACTAAACTAGCTATTACCTTTGCAAGAGAAATCCTGGGAGTGGAAGTACCAGAACTAAGCTAACTTAAAATAAAAAAACGTATTCATGCCGCACACTACGTAGATCTTATGAGGACTGCAGAAAGGTACACCCCAGAACTTTATAAATGTTATCATGATAATAGAAAGATGGCTGAGAGGGAAGGTTACTGTATTCCATACACAGAAGAAGAACTGTTAAAATTGGATCCAGATGTAGTAGAACCTATAGTTAGAACTCGTAAAAAAACAGAACGATCTCCGAAAATTGAGTAAAAGATTAGATGAAAGAAGAAGAGATTAAAGAAGTTAGGAGAACCTATCTCCTAGCTAGAGCTGTAAACACACAATACCAATTCATTCGTGAGTTCGTTAATCCTGATTTAAAGAAAGCAATCAATGAAGCAAAAGCAAAGAACGCTTACTTTATAAAACTTTTAGACGGTTATTTGGAAAAGAGAAACGTAAGTAATCAGATTGACGAAGACGAAGAGTTGGCATTCTTGTTATTAGAAGAAATAGAAAAAAGAACAAACAATAAGTTATGATAAATAGAGTTTACATTCCTGCATCTCTATCCCTTAACATAGATGGCACAGTTCATCTTAAGGGAGATAGAGAATTAATGCAGACTTATTTTAGAGAACTTATGAAACAAGATCCAAAAGTAGATGTAGAGATTTGTATCACACGAATTGACTCAAAGAAAACAAACCCTCAGTTGGCTTATTTTTACAGTACCCTAGTACCTATCATCCGAGGAGGATTTGAATCGCTTACAGGGGAAGTATATACCAAAGAAGACGTAGTTGCTTTCCTTAAGGACAAGTACTTCTACGAAGAGATTATGTTTCAGGGACAATTCATCAAAACTCCTCTCTCACTTTCTAAGGGAAAGAAGGAAGAAGTTCATAAGTTTATCCAAGATGTTATTACCTTTGCAAGAGAAATCCTGGGAGTGGAAGTACCAGAACTAAGCTAACTTAAAATAAAAATTATGTTATACATTATAGAACCAAGAACAGAAACAGACAGAGTAGAAGCCGTGGGCTTACCTGGAATTAAACATCACTATGGTGAGAATTCAGTTACTTACAAAGACGAAAAAGGAGACAAAGGAGAAATTACAATCTCTATAGGGTCTATTGTTAATTGTAATGGAACTCCTGGAGTAGTCACAGAAGTTGTTACTATGAAGTTTGGAAGAGTTATCCTAACAGTTAAGTTAGATCCTACTCCTAAGACTACTACAGGAGCTTTAATGCGTTGATTATGGCAAATGATTTCCCCGCTATGGAAGATTATAACGAAGGAGGACAAGCACTTCGTTTTAACAAAGGCAAAGCACATTGGTCTCTAGTAGATTTTAAGTCTCTAGAGCCAATGGTGGAAGTCTTAGAGTTTGGAGCGAAGAAGTATGCACCAAACAATTGGAAGAAAGGAATGCCAGTAAGCGAAGTAGTTGAAAGCATGCTTAGACATACGTTCAGTTTGTTGTCAGGTGAGTCTCACGATAAGGAGTCTTTGATTCACCACATAGGACACATACAATGTAACGCTATGTTTATTGCTTACATCCTTAGGGAGAAGCCTGAATTTAATGACTTGACAGATGAAGGTAAAGTTCAGTAACTTCTTTAGAGGAAAACAAGGACAACGAGATTATCCTTATTGGTTTTTCTACATAATCCCTACACTAACCCTTAGCAGAACACACTCTAGACAAAAGTTTAGTGTTCACTTAGGGTTTTTGTTTTTTAATTTAACTTTAACAATAGACAAATGATTTTAGATCAAGGATACTTAGATAGTACAGCACAGAGTCAAAGCAGACTTAAAAAGCTATTACAACACCCAAACCTTTATTATAATTACGACCCTAGCTCCGATACAGATGAGCCAGCAGAAGTAACTCTAATAGGTGATGGAGTTGATTTAATTTTAACTCAAGGAGAAGAAGTATTCAGATCACAGTTCCACATTAGTAGTGTAGAAAGACCTACAGGACAGATGGGAGATTTTGTATGGAGTCTGTTCTGTAACCGAGAAGATAGTATGGCTGAGACTATTGCATATGAAGCAGCAAAGTTTAAGCGAGATACTATTGCCAAGGTGAGAGAAAGATTCGAAACAGAAGGTAAGACCTACTACGAGGATTTGATTGCAGCAGAAGGCAAGAAAGTAATCTCTTTTGCCCAAGAAGCTTTGATTATTAATATCGCAGAAGGACTCAAGATTCATCCCTTTACTTCTAAGTTTGTAAAAGGTAACTCACAGTACAAGGTATTTACCCAACAAGCTTTAAGCTTTGAATACTTAGGAGTGCAATGTAAGGGTTTGCTAGATTTAGTAGTTGTGGACGTAGTAAACAACATACTTTATCCTATCGACCTGAAGACTACTACTACTTCTTTAAACTTCTGGACAGATACTCTTATTAAATATCGGTATGACTTTCAAGCGGCATTCTATACAGAAGCTTTAAAGCAAACAGATCTTAGTATCTACGGAGAGAATCTAACAATTAGTAACTTTAGATTTATTGTAGAAAGCCAAAAGTTTCCAGGTAGCCCTATAATCTATGAGCTGTCAGATGAAGCCCTGACTATAGGTAAGATGGGAGGAGTATTTCAAGGTAAGAGTTACGAAGGTTTCCACCAAGCCATTGAGAGACTTATGTGGCACTCTGAGAATGATTTGTGGGCATACACTAAAGAAGATTACGAAAATGACGGTATCAGAGTTATCTAATTATATAGGGGTGAACGAGGACACTAACAATACAACTAAGTTTATGAGTCCCCTGATATTTACTTCAGGGGCCCAAGCTGCTAGACTGCTGTATAACTTTGGTTTAGTTAATGTTTATCTAGACGATTATGGTTTTAGGGCTAAGCATTCTAACTGTTTGTTCTTTCTATTTGACCCTGTAGATAGTACTGCCTTCAAAGCTTTTGAAGAAAAGATCACTAGCTTTGAGTCTTTTTATGATTACTATGAAGTAGATGAGAGGATAATGTATGTATTCAAGCCTAACAAGATCTATCACAGGGACCTAGAGATGTTTAAGCAGAATAGATTTGATGAGTTTTCTGAGGATTACAAAATTCTTTTGCATAAAGACATAAAGTTTGATGATGTATTTGTGGATATTACAAAAGAAATTTATAGATTTGAAGAAAGTTTAAAACCATAGTATGCATAAGATACCAATCATTTACAACACAACAGTAGGAGATAAAGCATTGCTTTACTTAGATTTAACTAAAAGAATTTCTCAAGAGTCCTACTGTGAAAGACTCCAAGTAGGAGCCTTAATTGTTAAGAATGGTAACATCATCTCCTTTGGTTATAATGGTACACCTTGTGGGTTCCCTAATGTTTGTGAAGCCAACAATGTAACCTTTGAATACGTATTACACGCAGAGTCTAATGCAATCACTAAAGCATGCAAGAGTCCTATCAGTACAGAGGGAGCCACTATGTACTGTACTCATGCATGCTGTGTGCATTGCGCTAAGTTGATAATTCAAAGTGGAATCACTACATTTGTATACATCGAAGACTATAGAGACAGATCAGGCTTAGAGCTTTTGATTGCTGCAGGTCTAGATGTAATTAAAGCAGAACTAAATTAAAAAAGATATGAGCATCAAAGTAAAAGGACACAGAGTATTACTTAATCGTCCTGTAAAAGAAGAAAGACTTATCAAGTTGAGTCCAGAGATGGAGGAGGCAATGGAGTTTGAAGAGTTGAAGAAGTTGAAGAACCTAGAAGTATTTGCCGTTGGAGAAGAAGTTCAAGGTATCAACGTTGGAGACAAAGTCTATGTACAGTTAATGTCATTGCAATCTGCAGAACTAGTAGAAGTAGAGGGCAATGAAAAAATCATGGTAAGGTCTAGCGACATCGCTATCATCTGGTAATATATACGACTATGTTATTCTACTATACCGAAAAAGAGAAAATCGAGAGTGGTGAAGAGATGGAACTCGTTATTAAAAAGGGTTTCTCTTTTGACCTTAACAAGGTGTTGATGACCTATCCTACAGAGAATGGATTGGCTATTGTTCTTGAGGGAGCAGCAGACAAACTTAATCCTGTAGACTATCAATACAAGATTGATCCTGCAACTAAGCAAAAAGTTCCAGTAAAAATCACTAAATTTGAAATCACAAGTGAGCCTATCGTAGTTGAGTTGAAGGTAAAGGAAGAGATTCTTGCTTTCTTTAGCTTAACAGGTGGACCACAAGCGATCTAATAGTTTTAGTTTATTTAGTTTTAGTTTTTAGTTATTTTACCAACCAAATGAAAAGGGGCTCTTAATAGGGCCCCTTTTTATTTAAAGTCTTATTAAAGTCTTATTACTCTCGGATACTCTAGTCCTACTGCAAGTATGACATCTAATCCGTATATACTTTCTATTGTGACATCATCTTCGTCTTCTACTCCCATCTCTATAAGCAAGTCTTCGAACTGCTCTTCGGTAAGTAGGACTGCATTAGGTCTCATTGCTTGACCATCCTTCTCCGAGTCTAGATAGAATTGATTTATTAATTTGTCTATATCTGCTAGGGTAATCATCTTATTTTTATTTAAAGCGAATATAAAACGAATAAATCAAATCCGTATCTTTTTCTACTAAATCAAAGGAAACTCCTGGATACCCAGGGCCAAAGTTGTTCATAATCCACTTAGAAGAACCATACATAGACAATACATTACGGTATCTAAACTTGTATGCTTGTTGCATACTCTCTGTATGTAGGTCTCCTTTTACTATCGAGATATTTTTATTCTCTCCTAAGTTGTGGTGATTGATGTACTTATTAAGGAAGTTTTCTGCTTTTTCATTTAAGAAAAGGGGAAGACCGTGCTTAAGATCTTCAGAATCTTTTCCGTGAGTGAAGATAAACGTATGTTTGCCATAGTCAAAATGTTCTAAGAACTTCTCCATTATCGTTACTTTGATGAATGGATAAGCTGTATTTAAGTATAAGTTTAATGCTTGATTAGTAATGTAACCGAATGAACCTGCATGGTTATCGTTAGTTTGCATTACTGCGTGAAGGTTATTTGCTAAGTTTCTCTCTACTAATGTATCAAAGAATCTCTTATGAGCATAAAGATAAGTCATAAAAGCTTCCTTACTATCCATGTTCTGAGGCAATTGGTGACCTCCTCTAGTAGTGTAGCCATTCCAACCATCTAAAGAGTCACCCAAGTCACAAATAAACAAGTCTTCTAGTCTTCCATAAGTCTTTACTTGTCTTTCTATTTCCTCTAGAGTTCTATTCATTCGCTCCTCAAAGACATTCTCATTGTATTCGTTACCAAAAAGAGCAGTAGAGTGTGTAAGTGCACCTACATGTTTGTCACTCATGTATACGAATAAGCCTCTTTTAGTGCTCACAGGAGCTTTCTTAGGCGTTGGATATACATTGATGTCAGACTCTAAAAAAACTTCTCTTAAAATGCCTTCTATGTCATCATTAAAAGTATCCTCAGGCTTTATATGAGCAAATAAGGCTGACACTAGCCAGCCTGCACTCTTTTCTTTACTCCAATACTGAACTAATTTCCACTTAGTAGTATCTATTTTGTGGATTCTAATTATCTCTTCTGCAGATCTAGGTTGTTCAGAGACTAGTTTAGATACTTCTAAGGTACCTTTTTCTAGATTCTCATCGTATGTTCCTAGAGTTGTATTAGAATTAATCTCAGATTGTGGGTTTGGCATGTAAAGAGGATCACCTTTTAGAAGTTTAGCCATAGCTGATCTTTTTAAATCACGAACTCGCTTACCCCTTAACTGATTACGTTCTTCAGGATGATAATTAAAACGAAGAGCAACTTCAATAGCTGTCTCATTCGTATTTGGATTGTCCATATAATACTGGACAATCTGTTTAGAGATTGGCATCATAGGCTTGGTGGTTAAAGTATTAACCCTATGGTTAACAAAGCTATAGCAATTAATCCGCCTTTCAAAACATTCTTCAATGTTTTTATAGTTTCTGCTTGAGATCTAACTTTAGTATCTAAGCGAACTATCTCTACCTTGGCTGTATCTAAAGCCTTTTGGTAGTTAGGAACTATAGAATCTTTATAATAATGCAGTTGAAGACTGTCTGCTTTGACAATCTTCTTTAAACTAACTACTCTTTCACGTGCTTGAATTCCTTTTAGGAACTCATTATTCAACTCCTTTAGCGGTAAGCTGTCTAGAGATTGTGAGTAGATACTTTGTGCCGTCAATGTCAGGCATAGTGTCAATAGCAATCTGAATTGTGTCATACTTTAAGGTGATTTTTTCATAGTTGTGATACTCTTCGTGCTTGATATGCTCCAGAGAGTCTATCTTTTCGAAGTAAGTATCGTTGGCTTTATCTATAGAATCTATAAAAGATATTACTTGGTTAGTGTCCTGCTCTTGTACATACTCGTACCTGTAAAGCAGGTATACAATAACAAAGAAAAAGATAAAGTTAAGTTTAATCGAGAGGTTTTTCATCGTGGTTGAATTTATGTCTGTCTATTTTTTCTAGAACTTGGGATAGTACACTGTTATCTATGATTCCTACTGTATGTGCATTCTTAAGAGCACTAATCAGTTGGAAGATAATAAAGGGAGCACAAACAGTCTCACTTAGCCAAAATGTACCATCAAATCCTTTCTCTACTAGGAGAACAACGGATAGTATTACTACCCAACCAACCAAAGTCTTAAGAACTTTTAGTGCCTTACGAGTTTGAAAACCTTCTTTCTTTGTTCCAGCCCACACACCAAAGAAACCATCTAAACTAACAACAGACACTATAGCTAAGAACTGCTCGAAGTTATCTGCAGTCAACTTTAAAAAATATGTGCCTAAGAAGGCACATACTGTAGTGAAAGCTATTAGAAGGGTTTTCATTAAGCGTTGTAAGCGATTACTGAACCAGAAGAAAGTGTGATAGAAGAGATAGTTGTACCTTTAGGTACGCTAATCTTCATTGTTGGAGCTAAAGTAATCCCAGATAAACTTAGTGAAGTCATAAGACTATTACCGCTTTGATCTAAGATTGCTGTAACTACAGCAGATGCGTTTACTACAAAGTACTGAAAGCTTCCTGTAACAGGAGAAGTACCTGAAATAACTTTGCTACCATTCATACCTGCTTCCGCAGTTACGCTAGCATTGATGCAACAAAGTTGACTTTCGATTTGACGAAGTTTCTTTGATTGCTCTCTGAGAATGTCATGAGTTTCCATAATGTATATTATCTTTTACGACTCTAAGTCCGACCTAAGTCCGTATACACAAATTTACTTTAATTTAAAATAAAGTCAAGAGATAGTAGACTAAGGAGTTACTTTCTCCTTAGTCTTTCTGATTCTATTCTGTTCTCGAAGCTTTCTATCTTACTTTTCACTTTCTCTCGGATAAATTCTTCGGGATTGTTTTG